TATAGACAGACAACAAAGGAACAAAAAAAATTAAAGGTAAAAATTATTTATCCATGAACTTATCAAGAAATTTTACATTACAAGAATTAATTAAATCAGATACAGCAATAAGAAAAGGTATCGATAACAATCCTAATGCCGATCAAGTAGAAAAATTAAAATTACTTTGTGAAAATATTTTACAACCCGTAAGAGATCATTTTGGTAGAGTTACAGTAACTAGCTGCTATCGATCTCCAGAGCTTTGTGTTGCCATAGGTTCGAGTTTGACTAGTCAACATTCAAAAGCAGAGGCGGTAGATTTTGAAGTAATAGGCACAGACAATGCTGAAGTGTTTGATTGGATCAAAGATAATCTTGAATATGACCAAATGATTTTAGAATTTTATACTCCGGGTGAATCTAACTCTGGTTGGGTGCATTGTAGTTATGTATCAGATAGTCCAAGAAAACAATTATTGAGAGCTTATAGAGAAGATGGTAAGGTAAAATACAAACCCGTAATCGGTAACGCAAAGGATTTAATATGATGTGGAATGTTTTAGGTATGGGTATCAAGACCGCAGCAAAATTATATTCTGATAAACAAAAAACAAAAGAAGCATTATCAGAAGCTAGACTACTTCATGCAGAGAAGATGAAACGAGGGGAGATTGAATACAAGGGAAAAATATTTGAGCATCAGAAGGGAGACTGGAAAGATGAGTTCGTTTTACTTACCATAAGTTCCCCTCTGTTTCTTTTGGCATATTCTGTTTTTGCAGAGGATGAGGATATACAAGCAAAGATAGATTTATATTTTGAAAAATTACAACAGATGCCATGGTGGATGATTTCACTTTGGGTCTCTGTTGTTGCTGCTATTTATGGTATCAAAGCAACTGAACTGACTAAATTTAAAAAATGAGTAATCAAGTAGCAAAAATGTTTTCTCAGGTCTTTGGGACTAAAGTTACATTGAAAGCACAACAAGGATATGGCAAGAAAAAAGTTCAATCTCGAAAAATTACCTCACGAAAGAATACCAAAAAAAACAAGTCAAGGTAATCGTAAGTCAAAGATGAAGTTTTCATCGATGAACAAACATAGGAAAAGATCATTCAAGGCTTACAACCGCCAAGGCAAATGAAGTCTGTCATAATATTGTTAGTTGCAGCACATCTAGAATTTACTATAGATACGCCTTTACAAAGATACAAGATTACCTTCAAGAATAATTTTAATTGTTTTGATAAGATAGATGAGATAAGAGAGAAGATAGCTATTTACCATGATGATATTAACAAATGGTTACTAAAAGACGGAAGGCAAATGGTCGGAGGATATTGCGAATGAAGAAAGATGATACAATTAAAGTAAGTTCAGAGAGCAAACTACAGCTCCCATTAGCTAATTTAATTGGAATAATTGTTATCGTTTCTGGAGCAGTGTTTGGCTATGCTAATCTTACTGGTAGAATTACAGCTCTTGAAACTCAAGATCAGTTAATGTCTAGTGATTTATTAAAGAAGGCGGAGCAAGAACCAAAAAATTTAGAAATGTTTATGTTGATTGAACACCTTGCCGGACAAATAGAAAGTATAGAAAAAGAAATAGAAGCATCAAGATATAACAAAGTAAATATAGATCATCTTAAAGAACAAGTAGATGTATTACAAAAACAAATAGATAAATTAAGAAATGGAGGACACTAATGGAATTAGTCATAGCTTTATTAATGTATCTTGGTGATCCACCTGAACTAAAAGAACATTTACTTATGCCAAATATAAGCGAGTGCTTGGCTAAAAAAAGGGTTGCCATTAGAAATTCAAATGCAGATTATGCGTGTATGAAAGTTAATGCTGTGGTAAAAGATGGTAAGATAATAAGTATATCAAAGAGTGATTAATGAGAAAAAAACATAAAAATCCTAAAGGTGGTTTGACAGCAGCAGGAAGAGCTTACTTCAAAAGAAAAGAAGGTTCTAATTTAAGACCACCAGTAAAATCAGCAAGACGAGGTACAAAAAATTTTAGAAGAAGAGTTAGCTTTGCAGCTAGATTTTCTGGTATGCGTGGTAGAATGAAAGATGATAAAGGCAGACCAACAAGATTAGCTTTAGCTTTGAGAGCTTGGGGTTTTAGAAATAAACAAAGTGCTGCTGCATTTGCTAGACGAAATAAAAAAAGGTGAGAAAAAAGAAGACTTGGAGCAGAAAAAACATAGAGTTTGTCTGTGGGTATTGCCATAGTTGTAATAAAGAATTGTTGAATACTATGGGTGGATGGATTATAAATGCAGAGAAGAAATACTTTTGTCATGACGGAAGAGATGGAAGTTGTTTCGATAATTATTGTAACAATAAAGGAGTAGAAAATGCCGGGAAAAAAAATGAAGAAGCCTATGAAGAAAAAGGCAAAGAAAATGAAGAAGGCTAAAAAAGCAAAAATGAGAATGTACTAATGCCAAAAGGTAAAAACAAAAAGTACACAGCAAAACAAATAAAGATTGCTAGGATCGCAGTTCCAAGAAACGCTATCACAGCAGCAGATTTTGCAACTTTAAGGAAAGGCAAAAAAACTAATGCCAAAAAAAAAGCGTAAATCTTCTGTTAATAAATCGGGTAACTATACTAAACCCGGTATGAGAAAGAGAATGTTTCAAAGAATATTGAGATCAAATGTTCAAGGAACGGCTGCTGGTAAATGGAGTGCAAGAAAAGCTCAACTTCTTGCAAAGCGTTACAAAGCAGCCGGTGGAGGTTACAGATGAAAAAAATAAAAAAATTATGGAACAAATTTGTTGCATGGTTATTTAGTGGCTACGACAAATAATAAAGGATAATAATGAAAAAACTAACAAAGAGACAACAGGCGACACTGAAAAAACATTCAGTGCATCATAGCAAGAAACACATGACTATGATGAGAAAAGAAATGAGAGCTGGTAAATCTTTTACTGCTGCTCATAAGAAAGCACAAAAGCTAGTAGGAAAATAATGGCTTTAAGTAGAAGGCAAAGGAGTTTAAAAGCATGGTCAAAACAGAAATGGCGTACAAAGTCTGGAAAAAAATCGAGCATTACTGGAGAAAGATATTTGCCTTCTGCTGCAATAAGAAATTTGAGTGCTGCGGAGTATGCTGCAACGACCAGAGCAAAAAGAAAAGCTAAAAGACAAGGCAAACAATTTAGTAAGCAACCCAAAAGAATTGCTGACAAGGTAAGAAGATATAGAAGATTTAGTTAATTAATTCTATAAATTCTATAATCACAATTAGAGCTAACAAGATTGCAAGAATGGAATGATAAATATTCCATAGCAACCATTGTCTATTTTTGGAACTCTTTTTTGATTTCTTCATATTCCTCCCATATTCTAAAACCTTCGGTCCAAAGCTGTCTTCTATAAAATTTATTCCGAAGATGATGTATGACTGTTGTATGATCTTTACCACCCATCAACTCACCTATTCTTGGTAAAGATATATTCATTAGTTCTCTTAACAAAACAAAACATAATGATCGAGCTGAAGACACAGCTCTAGTTCTACAAGGTGAGAATATTTCTGTTCTAGTTATATCTGTTTTATCTGCAACTAGATTTATTAATTTTGATACATCACTTAATTTAGGATGATGATTATTTTTTTTATCTTTTGCTTTAACTAATTTTTCTCTAAAGTTATATGCTTGTCTTCTTACTTTTTCTTCGTGGTGTTGTTTGGCTAATCGATAGCCTGTTTTAAAACCTATTCTGTAAATAAATAATTGATTGTTGTCGTTTTCATAGCCATTTGTTTTTAATTTTTTTTTAATATCTGATAGTTGTTTAATTAAGAGCATACGATCCCTATCCCTTTTGTTGTTTTTACATTAGCTGCTGCTTATCGCATCAACTCTTCTTTAGCTTTTTCGACTTTCCAAATTAATCTGAAGCTATCTTTTTGTAACTTATCAGCTTTAATTTTAGTTGCTAGATACAACTCATGTTTCCTTTGTTGTAAGTCCCGCAACTTTTGAAGTCGATGTTTTAGCTTTTCCATCGTTCTCCTTTTTTACTTTGGTAAAGTCAAATCTCACATCACTGACTTTACATTCTACAAACTTTCCTTTTTCATTGGGGTTTGCAGCCTTCTCGACATCATCAAATAGTTCTATATAAGTAAAACTACAAGTGCCTTGTCGTTCCCTTTTATACACTTATCTATCCTCTTTGTCTAGGGTTGATTTGTGTAATTCTTTTGCGATTTTTGTATAGACTTGTAGATCATCATAGCTATCAGCTTTGTAAGGTCGAAGGGTTCTAATTAATTTTAGACCCATCATAATTTTAGCTGCTTCGTGATCTTCTAGGTCATCTTTAAGTTTGTCTTGCAGGATAACACTAAACATTACTGCTAATAATCTAAAGTTTTCTTTGTAATCCCCATATTGTTTGGCTCGGTCTTCGAATATTTTTTTTAATCTTTTCTCGTCAATATCATTCATAAAATATTAGGCGACTAG